CAATACCACATTTACCTAAATTCTCAAAAAGATTTAGTTGAGCAATTACTGTTGTAATATCAACTTCAATTATACGGGCATCTTTTTCTGTAATAAATTTTACACTGTTATAGCCATACTGAGTTTGTGTAATACCAGACATAGATTAACCTTTAATGATTGATTCAAATTGTGATACAACTTCTTGTACAACTTTAGGGTTTAATACTACGATTTCTGATTGATCTTCATTAAACTTAATAAGCCTATCTAAATATGAAACAGCACTATACCCTGCAGGTATTGATTGTGTATGAGGATCTATATCTACCCACTCGCCATCTGCATTCTCATAGTGATGTACTGCAGTATATTGAGGTCCGTCTCCCGAACATATAAGTGTTTGTGTTTCACCACCCTCACCTACGTTTACACTCTCACCAACATTAAAGTTATTTGCACCACCGGTATCTACTACTAATTGTCCTAAGTCAAGTAATACTTCTTTAATTTTGCCGCCAACACCAGAAATTGATCCACTTACAACTTGACCAACTTTAAAGTTTGTATTACCAATATTAGTGTCTGTAGTAAGCATACGATATGGATAGTTTGTCTTTGCTGTTTCAAACAAGGTGTTCTGATCTAATGGCCAACCACCTTCTCGTAGCTTTTGATTAAGAAGAAAGAATGTCCAATAGTAATCGGTTGTACCATATAGTTTATATGATAGTGTATCTGGTCTCTCGCCCTGTGGTATAGTATATTTCTCATAGAATGTTACATCGCTTGGTATATCACCAATGACATCTGCATATGTGTTTAATGCTTGAAATAGAACACTTGCTTCATTATCACCAAACTTATATAAAGTTTTATTAAAATTTTTAAAAAACATCAGTAACCGCCTCTCTCGACATCATCTTTGCTGAGAGGTCTTGATTCTGTAAATGTAAGTGAAACATCACAATCTGTAAATCCACCGTCCTCATGGAAACCCATACCACTTGTGTTATAAGTTACATTTACATCTCTTAGATATGATGGAAGTATTCTGGTAAAGACTTCTGAATTATTATAGAACATCTTAATCTCAAAAGGATCTGGAAATTTGTAACCAAGGCTAATAGCATCTGTACCAATTTCTTCAGGGTACATAACTGTACGGAATCTTTTAATAATTGCCTCGATAGACTTAACTTCTGAGGCACTATTAGGTATCATTTTAAATTGGAATGCAAAACTACGAACTGGAACAGATTGGAATAGTGTTCTTGTATTAGGATTAAGAGCTACACGTGTCGCAGAAGCTAAAGCAGCATTAGCTCTTTCAAACTTAGAAAACTTATTTGCAACCTTTAGTGCAGCAAGAGATCCAGCATCACCTTGGATACCATTTCTCATTCCATCAATTAAACCTTTTGAATCCTGAACAAATGCACTAAATGCAGCTTTGGCAATACCCTGACCTGATATTAGAGATTGTTCTATACTAGCACCAATAGCACCAAGATTAGTTGTATCGCTGTATGAAATACCATCACGAAAATTAATGCCTGGAGGAAGATATAATTGTATCTTTGGTGTGTCTGGATTAGTTGCAGTATTACCTGTTCTTGGTGTTCTTCTTACAGTCTGTAATTTTACAGCTGTTTGATTGGTCTGATCAGACGCAATATCAAAAACAGTTTTAGCAAGCTCTGTCGCTATTGTTGGATCACCACCACCAATTAACTCGGCAGAACCACCTGGGGTGCGTGAATCAAATTTAATAGGTTCGCCTGTCTCTGGATCTGTTACAATATTATTTGCCACTTGTAAAAAGTTTGCAGCATCTAAAGGCGGTATGTGTATTTGTTCAAATGTTATTTTTGCTGGATACTCAGACGAGCCTTGATCTTCCGGAAATGATAATAGAAACGAAGACGGTGTTTTAGTCATTGTAAATACCTAATAAATAGAGTAGAAGTTTTCATTATTATTTATAAGGTAAATTATGGCATACTCTGGTAAATATAAACCAAAAAACCCAGCAAAGTATAAAGGTGATCATACAAAGGTAGTCTACAGATCCATGTGGGAGAGACATTGCTTTAAGTGGTGTGACGAGAACCCTATGGTTAAGGGCTGGTCTAGTGAAGAGGTAGTAATACCATACTTCTATGAGGTCGATAAGAAGTATCATAGGTACTTTATGGATCTAAAGATAACATGGAATACTGGTAAGGTGGATCTGATTGAGATTAAACCAGAAAAAGAAACCAAACCACCAGAATTTAAAGGTAGGAAGACCAAAAGGTATATTACCGAGGGTTTAACCTATGTAAAGAATATGAACAAGTGGAGTGCTGCCCAGACGTTCGCAGCAGATCGTGGATGGGGTTTTCAGATTTGGACAGAGAACACTTTAGAATCCATGGGCATAAAGCCTAAATCTACTAAGAAACTAAAACCATATTCACGCAAGAAGAAAAAGTGATATAAATAACATTATGAGTAAACTATTCCAAAACCTAGAAGCCGAAGCATTTAAAGCTGGCATTACACCAAGAACAGATCAGTCTCGCGCTTGGTTTCGTCAGCGTGCAAGAGACATTCGTAGGGTTAACCGTAAACAACTAATGCAAAGTAATGAAGTAATACGAGGTAACTCGAGTGTTGTTGGTAACATGTATATGTTCTTCTATGATCCAAAGCATAAAGATACATTACCATACTACGATTCGTTCCCTCTTGTCTTTATTGTAGGTGATGCGAAAGGTGGTTTTACTGGTTTAAATCTACATTATTTGCCGCCACTGTTACGAGCTAAATTACTAGGATCATTAATTGATCTAAAATCTAATGATAAGTATAATGCATCTACCAAGTTAAGACTTAGTTATGATGTTTTAAATAATTCATCTAAGCATGCACTCTTTAAGCCTTGCTTTAAACAATATCTCACATCCCACGTTAGGTCCCAATTCTCTATGGTACCATCAGCTGAATGGGAGATTGCCACATTTTTGCCTATGGCTCAATGGCAGAAAGCATCAAGTACAAAAGTTTATAGAGATTCAAGGAAAATGGTATGAGTTATAATGTAGAACAATTAAAGTCTCTTATATCGCGAAGAGGCGGAGTAGCTCAAGCTAATATGTGGAAAGTACACTTACCTGCACTGCCTGGTGTACAAAGCTCCCGTGATTTAAATGTACTATGTAAAGATGTACAGCTACCTGGTAGACAAATCTTAACACAAGAACGTACCATTGGTATGAAACCTAAGAAAGTTGCTTATGCATATGGTGAGGAAGATGTTCCTATGACATTCTTGCTCTTAAATGATTATGGCGTAAAAGATTATTTTGAAGCATGGCAGAAAATGGTTATTAACTTTGATACACAAGGTATTAAATATAAGAATGATTACTGTAGAGATATTGTAATCACACAACTTGCAAAAAGAAGTAAGGAAGGTATAGATATTAACTTCAACATTGATCTAAGTGCTAATTCACTTTCCGAGATGTTTGATCTAAGTATCAGAACCGATATAGAAATTTATAAATGCAGACTGAAACGAGCATTCCCAACAACTATGAATGCTTTACAACTTAACAATGAGCAAAACGGATTGCTTGAACTAAACGTCCAGATGTCTTACGACAACTGGGAATCTATTTAATGGAGTAAATAATGGCACTACCTAAACTAAACGATCAACCTAAGTTTGAAATTACCGTACCATCAACAAAAGAAATACATAGGTTCAGACCTTTTTTGGTCAAAGAAGAAAAGGTGCTATTGATCGCACTAGAATCAAATGATCAGAAACAAATGTTAAATGCAATTGCAGATACTGTAGATGCTTGCTCAAGCGGAAGTGTTAGAGTTAATGAGCTCACTACTTATGATATTGAATATCTATTTACTCAATTAAGAGGTAAGTCTGTAGGCGAGACTACCAAGCTGCAGATGATCTGTAAAGAGTGTGAAAATACTACAGAAGCAGTTATTAATTTAGATGATATTAAAATGACTGGTGGTACAACATCTCCACTCATTGAGATTTCACCAAACATTTCAGTTGAGTTAAGTTATCCAGCATATGTAAATATGATGAATGAT